ATTGTAGGCTCGATAATTCAGGCTCGTGAACGTCAGCGTCAAAAATTTTTGCTGGTCAGCGGGAATCGTCTTGTCCGGTGTCGCGCATGAGTCCGCCGAATTGAAGCCGTAACTGCCGTTCCATTGCCCCATGCCCGCGTAAGCCTTGAACCCGATTTGATGGCACACGCCAAAATCTTCCGTGGTTCCAGCCGAGAATGTTTGCAGGCTGCCGTTCACAAAATCCACCGCCGCGCCGTCCAGAAATGAAGATGACTGCCATTGCTCGCCCACTTCCGGCGTCACCCGTGTTCCGGCAAAAAAGGCCGACTGCCAGTTTGCGCCGGCCGGCAGACCGCCCGTGCAAATGTCGGCCACGGTCGAGCCGCACGGCTCGCATTCCGTGTAGTCATTGCCGCCCGGAATGCCCTGCGGCACCGGTGACGTGTCGGAAAAATAATAGGTGTATTTCTGGTTTGACTTGTAATTCTGAAAAATGGAATGGCCAAGCTGGGCGCAAACATCGCCCTGACCGTTGCAGCGTTTGCGATATGGAATGCCGGTGTTCACACACAAGTTCCGATTCTCGGCAGCGGCAGCCACAAGATGCCAGCCTGATCCAAGTCGCCCTTCTGACTGCCCGGCGATGAAACCCATGCCACGGTCGGCGGCATCACCGGCACGTTGTATTTCGGCGTCGAAGTCTGCGCCGGGATGTCAGCCACGGCCACCCAATAGCCCGTCGGCGCGACCGTCAAAACATTGGAAACCAAATCCACAATGCCAGTCGTCGCAATCGGATTGTTCGGCGATACGTTCACAATCGTCCATTGCGAAATAGCAATCGTCGGGTCAAGCTCGATGTAGGGCTGCTGGAATTGCAGGCCGGTGATTGAACCGCCGAACGATGGCTTGATGCGAAATCGGGTTCCACGGGTTAGCTGCTCCACCTTAACGGTTCCAGAAGAATAAAATTGCAATTCATTTAATCGTCCCAGAACGCGGTTTATGAAATCGCTGTCCGGGCCGTTTCCGCTGCCGTCTGGATTTATGTTTTTGCTTCTCACTTAACGCAGGGCGTATCTCAAATTGCTCCAAAGTCCAAGCGCATATTCAACTTCCCGCTCAATCATAAAGTTTGCCATTACGGGTTCCCTTCCAATCGTTTTTTTCCAGCCAAAAGTGTAGAACGCGGATTCGGTTGTCGGCGCAAATTGCACCGGCTGCGCGGCTATTTCGGAATAAAGACGGGGCGGTAAATTGTAAGTCCAGCCAGAACCGACCTCGCTCAATAATTGCGCGGCCGTGTAAATACATTCCTCGTATTGGATGCTGGAATTATAGAGCGCCCCCGCGCTGCAATAACTCGTGTGCCGCAACACTTTTGATGGACGGCCAAACTCGGTTTGCCCCTTCAAAAGCTCCAAAAAAATCTGTTGCGACCTTGCATCAGACGGGGCTTGATATTGTGTTGGCGATCCGATTCCGCCCGTCACCGGATGCGGCAGCGTGGCTGGTGAAGCATTGCAGGCCGCATTGCAGGCTGAAACTGCTTGTGATATGGTTCCTCCATTGGTTGCAACATAGGACAATATCACCTTGTCATTGTCCGTCATCCATCCGGTTGAACCCACAATCAATGGATTGTTAAAAATAGAATCGGTTATCTCGTTCGCCAGCAGTTCCCATGAATCAAAATAAAGCTCCGCCAGAAGATTTGTCAGGCTGTTGGCAATGCCCGGAACGGACACTTCAAGGCTTTTAACCTCCGCAGTCGTCACCCCATCCAGCCCGACATCGCATCCTAAAAATGTTCCCGATGCCCCGAATTGAATGATGTAATTGTAATAGTTGATCAACTGCCCAATTTGCGGACAAGTCACGGTGAAATGTGTCGTTGTCCCCTTTGGGCCATAATCAATTTTGACAGGCCCAAAGGTCAGTTCGTCAAATCCAAATGCTTGCAAATTTCCAGCCATAAAATTTAACTATATCACACATTGATTCCAGTTTGATGCCTGTTTTGGCCGGCTGGCCGTGTTCCTAGTTGGGGCTTCTTTTCGCCCGGCGGATTATTGGACGGTGGCGCAACCGGAGTAACCTTGTGATCAATCGAGCGCAGTGCGTTCAACTGCTGCAAGAGAATCGGAGCCGTTGCCGCATACGCCCCAACCTTCTGCTGGCTGTTCAGTGAATAGCCCTTTTCGTCGGATTTTTCTACTTTTAACAATTCTTCTTTTGCTTTCAGGTCAATGTTTGCATTTTCAGCGGCCACCTCTGACGGTGAATTTTTTTCCTGATTGGCCCATTCGGTTGTTGCCTTGACCGCCTTTTCTCCGATGGTTTTGGCGTTGTTTGTGGCCTCCGTGGCCGCTGTCATGGCATCGGCGGCGGCAATTTCGCCTGGCTTCATTTTGGCGCGCTGGTCATTTGCTTGTAGCTGTGCCGTATCTGCCATTATGTTGTTTGTTTTGGCCAAATTCAAAAGGTGGTCTTTTTCTTCTCCGGGTGCGGTTTTTGCGGCGTCTTCCGCATATTTGTCGGCGTCTTTTCGTAATTGCTTTTGAAGGTTTTCCAAACGGGCAAGTTCTTCGGCGTTTGCCTTGACTTCTGGTGATGTATTGATTTTATCACTTGCGGCCTGTGCTTCTTCGCGCTTCTGTTTCGCAAAATCCTGCGCCCGCTGGCTTGACACTAAAAGCAAGTCGCGCTCTTTCAACAATTCAGCCGTCTTTGCCGCCGCAGCATCCGAATTGGCCTTCTTCTCAATATCCTCTTTTTGCCTTACCGCCTGCTCATGCGTTATTAAGCCCTGTTTTTCAGCAATGTCCACATTGGTAAGGTCGGCGTCTTTTTTTAGATCGGCAAGCTTCTTGGAATGTTCATAAAAATTCTTCTGCGCCTCCACCGTTGCATCAACTCGCTTGGCGTAGTCATCATGCGCCGCCGTCATTTTGCGAAGCGCATCCTCGGTTTTATCTGCCGCCGATGCCAGCTTGTCAAGGGCGGCGGCTTCTTCTTCATAAGTCAGGTTCAGTTCGCGGGCTGTTTGCGCGGATTTTATTTCCTGTTCCTCCAATGAATGTAAAATCCCGTGGACAATTTTGTAAGCCCCGTAAAGGACGGCCAATACTGCGATTATGCCAATGAAAATGGCCATCAGCGGCAACGATGCGGCAGTCGCTTCTCCTGCCGCCGCCGCCTCTGCCTGTTCCGCTTGTGCCGCTTCCAATGCCGCCGCCGCCTTTTCCTGTGCCGCAACCGCATCGGCTTTTGCCGTTATCGCCTTTGCCATGTCCGCATCCGCCGCAGCGATTGTCATTTCATCTTCCATTCCTTCCGCATAGGCATCCGCCGCCGCCGCCTCCGCTTTTTTCATGGCGGCAATTGCTGCCAGATTTGCCTTCAATGCCAACCGCTCATAGCCGGCAGCCAGTTGTTCGGAATATGTCGCCGCATCTTTTGCGCCCGTTAAGAACAGTTTTGTATATTGAACCAGCAATGACATTGATCCGAGAATGCGGCCCAATCCCCTGCCCATTGCGATTTCCCGAACAACGGTGGACGATTCCCGGATGATTCCCGTCATTCCTCCGGGGCCGTGTCCGCCGCCCATGACGGTTCCACTGGAAATCTTTGCGGCTGATATTTGCGCCATCTGCTGCATCTTCGCAAGTTCCGCCTGAAACTGCGTCGAGTTCGCCCCGAAAATGACTGTTACTGCCGATGCCATTATGGTTTTCCTCCGTTTGCATTTTTAACAGCCTCGGCAAACGCCTTCTCCGCTTCTTCGCCCAACAACACTTTTTCGTTTATTCCAAGCGGCGGCGCGCCTTCCGGTCGCGGTTTTTCGCGCTCCATTTCCTGATGATTCTTTACCCACACCGCGCCGGTCGTTTCCAGATGCGTCGTGTAAAGTATTTGCGCCAATCCAAGCGGAAAATTCAGCGGCGATCCGTGAAAGTGTGACCGGATTAACAGATGATGCTTTTCAGTGACATAATTGATCAGGCTCGCCAATGCTGGAGCGCCGAAATATCGGAACGGAATGCCGTGCTGCTTGGGCATCTTTGTCAGCGGCAAATCGTGGCTCCCGGCGGCCCGATATTCACGGAATCGTTTTATCTCTGTCGCTAGTTCTTCCGGCGTTGCCCGATACTCTGAAATGACAAATTTCCACTTTCTTAAAAATCCAAATCTCTTGCCGCAGATTTCAACGGCCATTGCCAAAGCCAGCATCTTCGCATCGGATGACAATTCGGCAAATGACGACTCGCCGTAAGTCGCCAGCGGGTTTCCCTGCCGTATCAATGCCAGTTCATGCCCGATGGCAAAGTTTTCCATCAACACGCCAAAGATTTTAACCTCTGGCGGTTGGAACGAATTGCAAAATTCCGCGTCGTGCATTTTAATAAAAAACGGCGGCGGCGGATTGCTCCGCTGCCGCCGTCATAAATTGTCCAACAGATTAACCGACAATCGCCGCACCCGTCAATGCCGCATTCTGCGCCGCGTTGACGAACCGCTCCATGCTGAAATCAATCGAGGCGTTGTCGTCCATCTTCAAATTGATCTTCGTGCCGGATTTCACGCGCCACGTCCCGTTGAAAGCGGCCACCTTGTAATTGGCGATGACAACCGAGAACAGCGTGATGGCTTCGCCGGCCACAGTCGCCGCCGCCGCACGAGTCTCGCCGCTCGGATAAATTTTCAGCGACCGCTCATACCGGAAATTGGTTTGCGTGTAGTTCTGGATGTTTCCGGTCGTATCCTTGTTCGCCTTTTCATCCCATGTCAGGGTGAGTTCGTCCGAATCAAATTCAAATGAATCCAATCCCGCAATCGTGACCGCCGTTCCAGAGTTGGTGATTCCATACAAGTAAGCCACTGCTCCTACTTGCTGTTCCGAAATGTTGAAGGGTGATGGGCCGGGCATAATTTTGTTTTGTTAAGGGACGTATGCGGAATTTGTAACCGGGCTGCCGTTTAGGTTCGTGCCGGTTAGGGCAATCATTAGCTGTGCGGGGCAAAGCACGGTTTGGCCAGTCCCGTTGAAATTAAAAGAATATGATCCGCCGTTCGTTCCGCTGGCAAATGAATTGGTGTAACCGTTTCCAGTGAAGAACCAGCCCGGCAAATTCGGCACGGGGACAAGTCCGTTGGTTGGATTCACGATATAATATGCAGTCACCGTTTCGTTCGTGCTGGCGATGTTGCCGAGCGTAACCGGCTTGTATGCACCAGCCTGATAAATCTGGTTGGTTTGGTAAATCCCCGGTGAAATTAGGATTGGAAAATAATTCGTGCCGGTGATAAGGGAAGAACTCCCAACGGTCTGCGCCCGCAATCCAAACGCAAAAAGCGCAAAGACCGCCAGCGTCAAAATGTGTAAAAATCGTTTCATAATCGTGTTGCCACTACAAAAACGCCCAAAGTCAACCCAACTGAATCGGTTTTATGTGGCCTTGAAAAGAAATCCCGCCGTCAGCATGGTCAACGACGTGTAAATCCACCTGTGCGGCGTTCGTTTTTATGTTGTCAATTTCAGCCGACAAAACGGCCTTAAAATGGTCTGGAATGTTGGCGTCCGCCGAAATTAAGTCCTTGAGCGGTTGAATCATGTGCTGTCTGCCAGAAATACAAAACCGCAGCGGATGCTTCACCGGCTGGAACTGCGGAGTTTTTTTTGAAAGTGCCGGCTGTTCTTTCGTTGTCGTTGCCGGAACGGATTTTGGTGTGGATGAAATTGGAGATGCGGTCATAAATCAGTTTGGTAATGCTGCGTTTGAATGGCTCACAAATGCGGATAGATGGACAATTTCCACCCAATTTGTCGTTCCCGTTTCGGTTCCGCGAGTAATCAGCGGCGTTGAGAATTTCACCCAATCGCAACGAAAGTTGACCATGTCAGCATTCGCGGCCAAAATCTTGTCGTCAATCGGGGTGTTCCCGCTTGGATTAGGCGTTGCCAGCCATCTTCCGGCTTGCGTTATTGCATCTGCCAATGCCTTCATGTTTGTTGCTTCTGACGAGCCGCCAAGATTCAGCGTATCCAGCGTGTCCCCAACGTAGTTCTCCATCGAAACCTGTTGTGTATTGGGTGCTTCATTCGGCTGGTCAACTGCCGAAAAGTGATGCTGAATCTCCAAATCGCACACGCCCTCCGGCCTCCACCCCCGCGTTGGAATGAATTGCCTCACGCTAAATGTCCTGTTCGGCAAAATCCTTGATCTGGAATCAAGCGAAATAAAAGAATCTTCCCATGTCGCCTTTTTCTGCAAAATCAGCAGGGCGCGGCAGGCGCGCTCAAATTTTGTGGATGGGTTGATGAAAAATGCCATCGCTAATGCCCGGAAGTCAAATTCAAGGATTTACCAGAAGGCCAAGCACACGCAGTTCTGGCTCGTCTTTCGCCCATTCAGCCTTCGCCGCCAGTGCCATTTTTGAATCAAACTCCCGGTTAATCGCATTCCGAATGCGAGGCTCCGAAATGTCGTGGTTTGCCCTGTTATATTTTTCAGAAAGCTCTTTTGTCGTTCTGTATCCTGTGCCAAGTGTGTTTGAAACCCTGCATGCGGCCAGCGGGTATCCCTCCTTTGCGGGGTCAACTTCATTATACCAATCCCCCGTCACGATGGCCGCCGGCGATTCATTCCTGCCCATGGCAAAAGGAATCAACGCCACTTTCAAATCAATCCATGACTTTTTAAGGAATCCTGTGGATGAATGCCGCGCCCTGACCATTCGCTCGGCAATCGGCCTAATCGCGTCCAGTGCCATCGCATAAGCGTTTTGCGCTCCGTATGCCCTTGCAAATCCCTTAATCATCGTGTGCCAGCCGCCTTGTGTCGCCACTGGCCATCGGTTGCCAGTTGAAAGGCTGTATTTAGACTGCGGATTCATTCGGGCAATCGTAATCGCCATTGCCGCACTCATGTCCGGGATTTCCATTTCGGTTGCGCCGGATTTAAGTGGCTGACCACGACTTGTTCCACGAGTTGAAAGAATTGGGGTAACTGTGACCTCCATGTCTGAATCAATCGTTGCCTGTGAAACAACCGGAAATCCGCCATCCGCCTCAACGACATCTTTGATGACATGATAGGCCGTCGAATTGATGCACCTTGCCGGAGAACGCTTGGAATGGCGCATCAAAATCATTTGCGCCCGCATCAGGTTGGACGTGTCCACTGTGGCCGTCAGTTGCATTCATAAACCCGCCGCAGTCAAAATTGAAGCAAGCCCGGATTCAGTTCAAGGCAGCGACGGATGTTCGCGCCATTCCTGTCCTCCTCAGCCCGTATCGCCGCCAGCATCAATTCCCGCGCTTCACACTCATCCATCATCGCCGCTATCTGTTTAAGATTCCCGCGATACGTTATCCCGCGATGCTTAAATTCCATTGATTTCATTTGATTGCCCTGTAATGCAGAATCGGACGGCTCTTTTGTTTATTTGTTTGAATGCGGAATTTTTTTACATCCATCCGGCCATTCAGAACGTGTCCGGCGATTATCTTTTCAGCACTGCACCGGTTTCTGCCCCAAATCTTCGCCCACTCCGCAATCGTCCTGAATCCTTTCGGCACTTTATCCGGCATTACGCCAAGGGCCATTTCAAGTTCGGTCACTTCATCCCAATTCTTCGGGACTTTCAGAACGTCAGTTTTCTCGCTGGATGAATCAGTCACTTTCTTCATAGCGGAATAATTTTGGCTTGCACTCAACCGGCCTGAAAAATCTTTTCTCCAGGTGGATCGTGCCGCCCTTGATTCGGAATCGGACAGCCCCAATGCTGGGAGTCATTCCGAACGCGGACTTCTTCATCATGTATCTTGTCCGCAACTGCCAGCAGGGAAGCGTGTAACCCCGCTGACGGTGGAACTCCACCCCGCAAAAATAATGGACATGGCTGCGGAGTATCAGGTCAACCTTGTGGAAGTCGGATTCATTCAGAAGCGCAAAAACCAGTTCGCGCGCAAGCGGGGTCGTCTTATACCAGCCCGTTCCGATTGAAACATGATGCGCGGCGTGAACCGTTATCCCGCCGACGGTCAAAAACAACTCGGTTGCGGCGCGGTTGGAATTTCCAGAACCAATCTTCTCCGCGTTCAATTTCTCGCCAAGATGATGCTCCAGGGATTTTCCACCGGCGTCAGTGTGATAGCCAGTGCCTTCAATGATGTAGGTTTTGCGCGCCCCAAACAAGGCAATCAACTGGCGGGCGCATTCAATCTGGTCGTCAAGGTCGTTTGACCAGCATGGCACGCCGGATTCTTTGCGCGCCTGTCCTTCGATGGCATCGCCGTTGACGCCGAGAATGTCCGGCTGTCCCCATTCCTTCGCAAGCCCGCACCACGCTTCGTAGAGCGCGGCCTGCGCCACGGAATAACGGAAGTGGCCACCCTCGCCAAGCTCCATGTCGGGAACGCAGATTGCAGACTTGCTGCCCGCGTGAATGTCCCCAACCCAGACCATTGATATTTCCTTTTGATCGCTCATGTTTCCTCAATTTTTTGATTTACCGGCATGAAATCTTCACATTGCTCCGCATCGCCCTGCCGTTGAAAATCCGCATACGCCTGATGGTCAGATTCGGCGTCTGCCATGAAGCGATAACACTTGTGCCGTGAAGGGCAGCCAAAATCGAGGCACATGGAAATATCGCTCATTTTCTCTTGCGCTTTTGGGATTGAACTTGTTTGATCCGACGCATGACTTCTCTTGTGAAAGTGGGCGATGGCTCGACGGTCACAAACCTGAAACCGAAATGTTTCATCAAGGACTCGAATACCTCGACGGGGCTTGGATTCGGTCTAAATTCAGACTCCCCCACCTGCTGAGCGTTGTGCTGCTTGGCCGTGATTGGAACCATCACAAATGCGGCACAGTCAAACCCAATGATGCCACAACCCAATGCGGCGTGCCAGCTTCGTCCTCGCCCGCTTTAAGCCTCAATAACACACGCTGCGTTAGCCCACGCGCGTCTTCATGGACTGTATTGAGAAACCCGGGCATAAAACAAAAACCGCGCTGGCGGCGAATCCAGCGCGGTCGTGAACTGTGACAAGCTGATAATTATTTCACCGCAGCGGCGACCGCTTTCGCAATCATGTCCGGCAAAGCGGCCAGTGCATCGGCAATGAGCTTCATGGGATCAGCTTTTGCGTCCCGTTCCGCATCGCGGTCGGCCACCAGCTTTTCGGCGGCGACTTCCTTTTTGATGCGCTCAATCGTCTGCGGGGTGGCCTCGGCGATTTTCTTGCTGACGGCCAATTGCGACACAAGCGTTTTCTCCGCAGGAGACAGGTCTTTGAACTCGCTCGCGGTTCCGATTTCAAACGTAGCTCCCTTGTGAATGTGCCTGGTTTCATCCTTTCCAGCGGCGTTTTTGACCACCGCGCCCTTGATGGGAGATTCAATGACAATGGGGTTTCCGGGAGGATTCGGAAACGGATTGGTGCAAATATATTTCATAGTTGTGATTTGATTTTGAGACTTTGACGGTTTTTGACGGTTTTTACGGTGCCAAAAATCGGCCGCCCTGCAACACAGCATTCACCACAGTTGTCCCGTTCGTGGCAGAGCCAGTCCAGACAACGTGGATGTAACGCGCACTGTCGGTTAGATTGATGCCGATGGCGTAATTCCCATTCTTGGAGACATTCACGGTGCCGGTATTTGTGAACATCAGCGGCGCCAGATATGGGGTGTTAAATCCCGCACTGTATGCCGTTGGCGTGGTAATCGTTCCTGGAAGCAGGAAGTTGTCCGCCACAACCAAGTTGGCGCCTGCGTATCCTGTGTTGGTGTAGGAAATGGACGTTGGCGATGTAATCACGGCATAATTGGCAAGCTGCGTCCAATTCGTAGTGTCCGGCGATGTCTCAACCGCCGCGTAAAGATTCCCGCCGCCAGTGCCGTTGGTGAATGTGGTCAGCAGAACAACACCCCTCCCGTTATATCCCAAAATGTCCACTGGACCGTTCGTGGCCGGCAAACCGCCAATTCCGATGGCGGAAACCGACCCGATGTTGGCCGTGCGAACCGTGTTGAATATGTCATTTTGGGCGCGGGCGGTGCTGATGCAAACGGCGGCGACCGACAGCATCACGATGAGGTATTTGGTGAATTTCATGTTTTTGATTGTTTGAAATTTTGTGTTTGTTCCGAAATTATTGGTTGACCGTATCCAACGAGCGGGTGAACGCCTGCGCGTGCCGCACGGCGATGTCAAAATAGGTGTTGAACGTGATCGCCACCTCGTCCCGGTCGGCGCGGGTGTAATTGTCAAGCGTGGTGAAGATTCCGCCCCAGCTTGCCATGAGCAATTCCGAGAACACGCCCGCAAGCAGAATGTCGCCGGGAATCTGCTGGCTCGCCACGGCCTTGCAGCCGAGCATTTCGCCGTTTTCCTCGTCGCCCTTCCAGATGGCGTCCAACTCGCCCTGCGTGATGACTGTCGAGCCATTCAAGGCCGCCGGCAGGTAAGCCAGACGACCCTGACCAACGCTGGTGGTCGTAAATGCCAGTTGGCCCGGCACGTTGAACTTGCGGATTTGCGTGCGGAAATTGAGGATGTTGTTGTAAGTCGGCGTGCCTCCGAAAAGCAACTGATTGATGCCGGGCTGATTCAGGATGCCGGTGGGCTGGTCAGCCGCGCCGGTTCCATTGATTCCCATTTCATCCTGATAGATCGCCAACACCATCGCGTGATCGTTCCAGACCATTGCTTCCCAGCCCGGAACCGCCTGGATGACTGCCAGCCGGCTGTAATACTGTCGGGAACCAACGCGCTTGGGCGTCATCTTGATTTGGCCGAGCGTCTGGTCGTAAGGATTCAATTGCGAACCTTCGGCAACCGACTGCGCAACCGTCGCGGCCTCTTGGCGCGGGAAAACCTGTTCGCCGTTGCATCCGCCGATGTAGGTGCAACCGAGCTTGTCCAGAACGGTGGAGTTGCGGAGCAATTCGATGTAAGGCCGGAACTCCGGCGCAATCATCGCGCCGACGGTTACAAAATCAGAGGCCAGCGCATCGCGCTTCATGCGTGAACCACTGCGGGCCTTGCGCTCCAAAATGGTTCCATCCCATTTGCGGCCCTGTTTCGGGGGCGACATGAATCCGCCGAGGTCGGCGACGTGCGCGCAACCCGGCATTGATTTGAACTGGTTGCGGATTTCGTCCGAGTATTCAAGCTCGGCACCGGCGGGCATGAGGCTGCGGGATTGGGTGCCTTTGCTGTGAGATTCGGCAAGAGTCCGTTTGATGACGGCGAAAACATCGTCACAACGGCCAGCCAAGCCCATTTCGGCGGCGTCCACGGCGCGTTTGATGTTTTCCTCCGAAGCGGCCCCGCGCTTCAAGTCGTCCACCTTGCTGCGGAAAATCTGGCGGATTTCAGTGTCCGGCTTGGAATCATCGGAGGCGCAGGCTTCCATCGCGGCCAGATGAATCGCGTCACGAACGTAAAACGGCTCCTTGCGGCCATCGGGCAATTTGCGGTGGTTGATGAGGTCGCCGGCGTCGGAACGAAATTCAGTTTCCAGCGCGAGGATTTCCTTGTTGCGCCCGGCGATTTTCTCATCGCGGGTCTTGGCCGCAGCATCCAATTCAATTTTGGTGCGATAGCCTCGCTCGGCAAGCGCCCGCTTGACGTGCGGGGTTTCGAGACTGTCAATGACGAGTTCGGGTTTCGCAGCGATAGCTTCCTGCGCGATTTGTTCCGGTGTTTTATCGGCCATAATTTTGCGTGTTAAAATGTTTGGTGCAACGATTGCGGTTTTATCCGCTTCTGATAATTCCGGCAAGTCAACCGAACGGAATTGTTTCAGGTCGCACGGCAGTCCCCGCTCGACCGCTTCCAAGGTGGTTTTGGGTTCAACATGAGTGGCTTCGCCAAGCGTCACATCGCTGCCGTCGTAGGTGAAATCCACCGCGTAAAGCTTGCTGCCATCGCGCCATGCCGGTGAAGAAACGATGGCTTGGAAATCTGTGCCGTCAGCGGAAACCTGATGGTTGTCGTGATGATAAAAGTCTGAAACTTGGTCGCCGTTATCGCGTTTGTATTTGAACCGTTTGTCGCTGTCTAGGGCGCGGACGGTTTTTTGTCGGAGTTCAGCGTGAGAAATCCGAAATTCTTTTGAATCCTTCTTCGCACGGAACATTTTCAATCCGACCGAACGCTCTGTGTCATCCGCCGGCGTTTCGGCATCCACACAATCCTGCGAGCAATACAGCGCGTCATCCGATTTGATCATGTCCGAGCTTTTCATTTGCTTTCCGCAGTTGAAGCAGGCCACCTTGTCCGTCGCCGCCGCGCGACCAAGCCCGACGGTTGTATCCAGTGGATCGGCCACGCTGGAAACTTCTCGCCCCTGCCACGCAAAACGATGGCCGACAGTTCCATCGTCCAGTGTTTGCGAGCCGAGATATCGCGTGTGAATGTAGCCCATCGAAACATTCATCCGGCTTTTTTTGCTCAATTGTTTCTTTCGGATTTTTGAAAGCTTTGTCACCTCATCGCATTGCGCCAGAATCCGCGTCACCTTGTCCGTTGAAAGTGTGGCCTTTTTGATGTTTCCAAGATGGCGCGTGGGCGTATGTTCGTCCAAAAACGCCGCGCGTCCGCTGTTCAAAAATGAAAGGTCGGCATCGCCTTCATTGTGACTCAAAATTTCCGTGTAAGGCTCGCCCTCTTTTACCCCGCAAACCCGCGCATGGACTTCATCCGCGATTTGTTTCCCCGGAAATTCGGAGGCGGCGGCGATCTGGAAAGTGTCTTCTCCAACGATGTCGCTGCGCGTGACCTCGGTGAAACGGTAAAGTAGATTTGCATTGTCCCGATCCATCTCAACCGGCGTGGTGCGATTTGACTCTGCGGGCTTGGTGGACGCTGCCGTTTCAACGGCGGGCGTTTTTTCTTTTGCTTCGGCGGTTTCTGCTGGTTTGTCAGCCATATATCAAAACGCCAAAGTCAAACCGGCGGCAGACGGCGGCGCGGTCGTCGCCGGAAAACTAGAGTTCCGTCATCTTCCGCACCGCCGCCGCCTAAATCATCCACGGAAATTCACGCCAACCAGCATGAACCGGAATGTTTCTCCACCTTCGACAAGTCCGCCATCCCATAATCGGAGTTGTAGAACTGGCGCTCCTGGTTTTATTGTCAGATCGCAACACAAACCCTTTTTTACATCCTTCCAGTTTGTCATTGGAATTAAGCAGGATTGAAATTCACACCGCTCAATTGTTGTGGTGTCTGACTGGCCTCCCGTCAGGAAAAAACTTCCATCAATTTTCGTGTGCGTCAAAGGCACCGTCACGTTTGGATTCACATAGAGAAGCAACGTGGCCAGTGGCGATCCGCCTCCGATAAAATCCTGATATTGGCGGGTGATCGCCGCGTGCTGTTGAAAAGGCAGCATAGTTTAGATTGTTTCCGAAAGCAGTTGCCGCGTCAGCGCCGCGCTGTTCCAGTTCCGCTGATGGCTTGACCGGCCTTGTGTCCCCGGCTTTTGACCCTTTGCCGTCACGCTGCCCTTTGCTTTTGACGGCTTGGTTGTGGCCGGCGGTTGCGCGGCATCTCCACCATCTTGCGCTGTCGGCAAATCGCCGTTCTCGTTCGGTTCGGCCTGCATCTCTTTTTCGGTGACTGCCGTTGGAGCATCCATCAACGGGATTCCATAGGCCTCGCAACGCTCATTCCATTGCGACCATTCGGCAATGACGTTTTCAATGTCATCGCCATCCGGCATGATGTCCTGTGCGCGTTGCGGAGAAATAAGTTTGGCGTCCAGCTTCAAAACAAGCGCCTGCACTTCACGCAATTCGTCGGTGAACGGGAACCGCTTTCCGCGAAAATGAGCCGCCCGAATGATTTCCTTCTGTCGTGATGCCAGCCCGTCCAAGACTCCATTCATGCACGCCGCCCGCAGCCATCTTTTGAAAATGCGGGATACCACAACCATTATCATGTGTTCCTGAAAAACCATCGCCTCGTCACGGGACGGACGCTGTGACATCTGGGCCGCAATGTAGCCGAGCGATTGAAAATCCCCCGTCAAATCAGCATACGAAACCGCCGCCGCCGCCGCGATTTCCTTGTCGTTGTCCATCCTGAATTCATGCGCGGCCTCAATTGGGAATTTGGGGTCGGTCTGCATCAACTCCATGCCGTATTCTAATTCCAGAGTCGAGCCTGGAACCTCCGTGCTTTGGCGCTGCTTGATTCCCTGCTGCGCCAAGACTGGATTTCCCAATTCGCCCGGCAGTCCTGATCCCTTTGAAAAACCCTCCACCATGCGACTAAAATCATCCGGCGAGTATTGCATTCCGGTCGGATAGTTTTTCTTGATCCAAAACGGCTTCATGCAGGACGAAATTGAAGCGTATGTAAGCGCCTTCTGATATTGGAACAACCGCCAAATTGCCTGTATGCAGGCGTCCAGTTCCGTGAATCCGATTTCCTGTTCCGCCCGGTCGCGCAGGTTGTTGAAATGAATGATGTCCTTCGCGGGAACCTGTTCCCTAACGAAGTCCTTTGCAGCGCCACCGGGATAGTTTTGACCGATGTAATACTCTCCGGGATGCCGCGTCAGAATCCAATACGCCAGAGGTTTGCCCATCTTGTCGTATTCAATGCTGCCGCGAATTTGGTTTCCTGCTCCGAATTTGTCTCCGGGTTGAGACTTGGCCATGTAATTAGGCTGCAAACGGTCACTCTCCAAAAGGTCAATCGCAAAACCAGATTCATTGTCCACATTGTCCCACAGTCGGATTAGAATGCTTCCAACCGTTTTTGCCTCATTCACAATCTGGTTATAGGCTTCCAAAGATGATATTGTCCCGCGCACGGTGAAGTTTTCCGGCAAGCCCTGCTGTCTCCATTCCGCTTCTATCAACTGGTTTGTATCATTCTCTGCCTCAAATACTTTCACCGTCACGCCGGATTTCGGATGCGGCTTGTCCACCGTGGCCCCGACCTTCATCGTCAATTTGAACGGGTCATGTCCGACAATGTTGTTTCTGTGGGTTCGGAGAATTGCCTTGCCTTGCGGGGTGTCCTTTGCCAGCGTGCGCGCCCGCGCCCAGACCTTGTAAAAGTCGTTAAAAATCTCCGTGTTGGCCGTGCCATAAGTCCCCTTGAAATCAGCGTTGAAAGCTGTTGAAACCCCGGCATCATAAGAACGTTGCAACCTGGCGGAGGACTCCATCAGGTCGCCAACCACTTCTTTCATCCGGGCAAATTTATGGATTTGAGAATTGGCGAAAGCTACCGATTCCGGCCTGACGTTGGGAAGCGTCTGGATTTCCTCGACAACGCTTTGCGAGGCCTTGCGGCCAAACCAAGTTGAAGGCTGTAAAAATTTCATTGAACATCCAAAATAAAAGTCTGCGGCAACCGGATTTCCGGGTTTTCAAACGAATCCGAACTCACCTCCACCCAGAACTCCTGCCGCGCCGCATCGTAGCCGGACTTCACAATCTTCCCCCCGCGCGCCGCCGGCACATTCACCGCCCGCAACGTCGCCCCGCCGACCAATGCCAGCATGACCTGTGGTGTGATGGAAATGGTTTTGTTCATGCGTTACCATCCTCCAGCATAAACCGGCCTCACATAATTCTGGTCTTGGCCCGTGTTCGAGGCGCGCTCCTGTTTCTTTTCATAATTTCGGAACTCAAGCAGCCGCCAGTATCGCTCATACGTCTTGGTTTTGTCCTCGATGACAAACCTTGTCCGCTGGACATCCGTTTCCGTCAAGTCGTAAGCCTCAAGCCTGGCAATCTTCGCCTCCAAAATCGGTATCATCCGCTGCACAAACGTAGTCACCGGAGCGGAAGAAAGCCCGTCCATCAAGTCCGGGTCAAAAGTCAGTTCCCCGATGTAAAAGGTGTGCCGTTCGCCCGCCGCGATGTTTTTTGATGGATTCCCGGCGGCATTAACCACCACCCCCGTTAATATGTAATCGCCCGCTTCCAGTCCAGCGCCGAAATTTGGCACATTGACTGAATGAACCGATGGATCGGTTGCCGATGGGGTGGAAAAGATTGAATCCACCAAGTTCCCTGAATCTGGAAGTTCATCCGTAACCGAGTATGTCAAAGCCCAGCCATCCGCCGGAAGATAATTCGGCAGAAACTTGTTGAACTTGAGCGTGTCGCCGGCTGAAAAGATTTCCGGCTCGCGCCATTGGATAGTTGCGTCCATCTCCAATGGCCCAAAGTCAAAAGCGGTTTAGCCATTTCAATGACTCGTTGCATTTCAGTTTTCATAAATTCATTCTGCCACAAACACCGAGTCAAGCCCCAAAAGGCCGTCCATTCCGGCCCTTACCACCTGTGCCTGCTCGCACCAATAGTAATGATCGTCAGAATGTTCTTCAACATATTTATGCTTTTCCATGTTGTAATTTTGCGCGGCCATCTGGCTTTCATAAGTCCGCTTGCCGGTTTCTTCGCGCAAGGTCAACTCGTCCGGCGAACCATCCATCATCTTCAAGTGCGCCCGGTCAAGATATTCAAATTGAGGCAGTCCCGGCGACCTCGTATAAAGCGCGTCCACCTGCTGGCGGATCGGGTTTTTGTTGAAAAGAATTTTGGGCACAGTGATCCATTCTGGCCGTCCTGTTTTGGGATTGATGACATATCCGCCGTCTCGTTGTTCCTCACTCCAAGGCCGCTCCTTGCCATCCTTGTGCTTCCAATTTTGCTGGCGCGTCACCGCCTGCAATAACTTCCACGTCACGGTTTTTTCAAGCGTCTTGAAAATGGGATGAGGTTTGTTCAGTTTGATAATCTTCCGCTGTTCCACCGCCTTATTGCGAACGCCAACCGGGTCAAACAGGCAATCAATCATTACCCTGTCATTCGGAATGTTCCAATACTTTTGAACCGAAATCCAATAGTCCCACGACTTGCAAAAGAATCGTGTGGTTTGTTTGCTGTTTGAATCCTTGCCCCAAACTCTGACTATCACCCAAAACCAGCCAGTGACTGAAACGCCGGTTTTCTGCTTGTGATCGCCATCTTCTTGACAATCTACCGTCATGTCCAGCGAATGAGCATTGGCAATCAATTCCTTCAATTGCAACGGGTCATAACTGCCGGGAGCGGGGGTTTGGTCGCGGAAGCCAATTCCCGAACAATCCCAATCTTCGCCTTCCCATTTCGTTCGGAACTCCTGAAGGTTTGACAGGTTTCCCATTTTCTTCGCCTCCATTGCCTGCCTGAAAAACAGCATCGCGCTGCCCCATGAAATAATCGGGTTAATCCAAACTGGCAGCGAATAGCCGAGATAGCCCGGCAACGCATCCGGGCGCGTGGCAATCCAGTTTTCATCCATCCCGGCTTCTCGGTCAAGGTAACGCCGCGTCTCACCGAACAGCCCGTCATCACGCCATATCCCGCCACAGTGCGGACATTCATAAACCGTTGCCCGCATTATTTGCTGTTCGTTTATGCTGCCATCATCCTTTTTCAACTCGCCCTCAACTTTGAATCCAGCGTGCCTCCGTTCTTCGGAAAGCAAGATTGGTTTGTTGTGAGAAATCCACGCATCACGATCAAGCGATGCCACTGACAGCGGCGCGACAATTTGCGTATCCTGTGTTCGTTCGTGGTGGAAAATAAATCTCTGGCGGGTCTGGCAAAGCGGACACCTGACCCAAAGTTTGGCGTCGTTCGTTGTCGCCATGAACTCTTTGAACCCGCCTCCGGTCTGACCATTCATCGCATCGCCCTGCGATTCAACGAACCAAAAATCATCTTTCTCATGCTGGCGCGAGCGAACGAATGCCCGGCGCACTTGTCGCGGGTCGCACAATGCCGCGTCTGAAATCAGCCCGTAACGCACGGTGATGGATTGCGTCCATTGCTCATTCAGAGGCCGCGCCCGGAATATCATGCCCGGCAGCCGGATGTCCTGCGTCGTCACGTCAAAGCGATTGTTCGCCATGATGTCTTTGAAAATTTTACCGAATGACGGGATTGATTTCAGCAGCGGCCCAAAACGGTTGCTCATGTGGTCGCGGCTCTTTTCAATCGTCTCGTCATAAACAACCGTGTGCGCCGGGTCGTGTTCCATGCGATAAATCATTATGCACTCGCCAATGCGCGTTTTGCCTATTTGGTTTGCAGCCCTCAACCCCTGCCGCCGCGTGGTCGAAAGTTTTGCATCACGCATAATCTTCCGATGAAAATGGCACGCCAGAAATTCTTTCAAGTGGGCATTCCCGGCGTGGTTCTCATGAATCTCACCCCTGAAAACCTTTTGGTTAATGGCTTTCTTGGCGCGGAGGAGGGCGGAGGATGGGTGGTATGGCATCACAACTTCTTCACCTTCAATTCTGCCTTTTTCGTTTCGCTAGATTCGTGCGCCGCAACATCCAGTTCTTCAACCTGTTTCGTGAAGTCGGACTGCCATGATTCAAAGTCTGCGTCCAGTTTCGGGCGCAATTCGGCAATCAGTTTTTCAGTCATGGCTTCGTCCGCGCCGGATTCCTTCGACGCCTGTTTTGCCAGTTCCGCAACCCGCTTGAGCATCGAAAGAACCGACTGCCGGGCGCGCGTCACAACACCCTCCAGCCAGAAATCGTGATCGTCGGTTATCATCCATCGCGATTCAAACTTGCGCTGTTCTTCCTTGTCCGCACGTTCAGCGCGGCGCAACTGGACAACATACAATTCCTGTTTCGCCTTTGCGCCGGCCCCGATTGATGAATCCCCGCCGCCGTTTGTCGCTCCGCCTTCCCACTTGTTTGCCATAAACCACTTGATGAAATCAGCCGTGTTGAGTTTCCGGTTTGCGCCCGGAGCCGGTGCGCCTTCCGTTTTTATCCAAGACGCGACCTGTGCCGTGAAGTATTCCTTGCCGACTGGCTTTCCGTAATTTTCCGTCAGGTGAGCCGCCATCTGGGTCTGTGAACATTCTGGCGGCATCTCCATTTGGGAGTCCGACCTTCTGCCGATGATGCCGCAGGCAATCAGCTTTTCCTCCTGCCACTTTTGCGTCTCGCCTTGAAGATATTTGTGGTAAAGCACCCGCAAGTTGCAAGCCTCAGCTGGCGAGAACTTGGCCAGCCTTTCCACAAGCTCGTCGTCTGCCATCGGCACTTCCGGCGCGTCGCCCTGATTTGTTTCGTCGTCGGTCATTTCTTCCTAATCCCAATTCTTTTCCACTTGGCGCAACGGCGGCGATATTCCTTGAACAGCCTGTCGGCCTCGCGGTCGGTTTGGGTTTTGCGTGAACGCTTTTTCATTTCCAGAACCATTTCACCTTCGTTATCCGGTCGTGTCCAACCGTCGCCCGGAAGTGCTTTTTGAGTTGCGCCAAAGTTTCCTGTGGCGCGACTTCGATTGTGAATCTCTGGCCGTCAAAACAGCCGGACGCAAATCGCTTGGTCTTTTTGGCTGTCATACGTTCACCGTCTTGCTGTGAAGTCTGATTTTCACAGCCGCTTGGTAGCGGTCGTCCATCGGCTTTGTTTTCTCGATAAACTCATCCAGCTTCTCGCCGCTCCATTGTTCAAGCGGCTCCTCGACGGCAAGCTCGTCAAAAACAGCCGCCCAATCCGCCGTCTTGGTGACTATTGTGGAAAACAGGTTCTTTGCCTTGTGCGATGTCAGCGCGATTTTCTTCTTCGATTCGCCAAAATGTTCCGTCAAAAACGGCTCCATCTTGTCCTGTTCAACCCGCAATTCCTCAATGGTCTTGACGGGTTCCGGCACGGTGTTGGCAATGTGGCAGCAGCATTGCACCTTCGATACCGTCATTCCTTCCGGCAAATGCGGCAGCAATTCCTTGCGGACAAATTCGCGCCCGTTCTCATTGAACGTAAGCTGCTCGCGCCCGCTGGCTTCGTTCAAACTTATGCCGGCCTCGCGCAGTTCGTTGAATGCCTTTATCTTTTCGCGGTCAATTCCATGCTTGGCCTCGACCGCCTGATTCCAGTGCTTTGCCGCCGTTTGGCAGCATTCGATTCTTGCTTCCCGCGCAATCGCTCCGGCGCGTTCGGGGTATGTCATTTCATTGCTCATAGTTGGTTTGTTGTTTGGTTTTTATCCGTTCGTTTGCCACATCGGAAAAGTGTTTGCGCTGTTCTCCCGTCCTTTGTCCGGGTCGCGGCGGCAGCTTCAATCTCGGCTGGAATGCGATTGAACATTTGTTGACCGTCTGCTTTTTGAATCGCATTTTCTGCGCGAGTTCGGCGACATTGTTCGCGCCGGCGGCGGTGCAATAGCCGAGTTCAAGCGCCATCACGCGGGTTGACATCCTGATTTCCTTCGCCTTTTTCTGGTTTGATTGATACTCAATCAGATAGTGGAAGGCATCGCGGTTTCGCGCCAGAACTTCGCGGGCGGCGTCAAGCTGTGTTTCATCAATTTTCGATTGCGGGACGTTTTCCTGATACCATTCGACGACATCGGCAACGGTAGATTCGGAAGTTCCGCATTCGCGGGCGCAGTTTGCCGTCCAGCTTGGATCTGCTTCACCGCTTATCGCGTCCAGCGGATTGCCCCGATTTTCAGGCGCGTTGCAGAATGATTCAGTTGCGTTCATTGTGAGTGGCTCGTTACATGAATGAATGAGCAATACTGGCAGACATAAGACCGCTTCAATTCCGGTTTGTCAAGCATAAATTCAAACGCGGCCTCGTGCGAATGGAATATCCGCTTGCGGGTTGCGCCGCAGATTTCCACGCGCGTCTTTCTGGCTTCGGATCGGTTGAACTTGCTCATGGCGTTGGTTAAAATAATTCAGCCTCGCCTTTCAAGCAATGGGGCGAGAAATAAATCCGCTCGCGTTTGCAGTTGTCTTTGGCGTCCGTTTCGCCGTCGGCAACCGAGGCATATCCGCCGCGCGCCTTCCACTCTAAAACGCTCCAATCTTTCGGCATATCGTGTTCGCCTTCGTAGCCGCATAATGCAATGCGAAGGCGCGGATCGTTGCCTTGACTGATTGCCCATTCGCGGACGGCGTGCGCCACGTCCAAATCTTCCTCGCGGTAAAGCGTCTCGTTTCGGTTGGCTTCGGTTGAATAGGGCGGGTCAAGAAAAACAGCACAACGGTTTCCGGCAGCAAAGAAATGTTTTAATGAATCACCCGAACGTCCGCCAGTCACCCTCCGCCAGTCGCCGCAACAAACCCTTACGCGCTCCAATCGTTCCGAAAGGTTTTGCATCCAGCCATAGACCCCTTCCCGCATTGGTGAGATGGACTCGCTTGCAATTTCACCCATTCCCGCATTGCCGAGATGGACTCGCTTGCGATTTACACCCCTTCCCGCATCGACGAGATGGACTAGCTTGCGATTTACACCAATTCCCGCATTGCCGAGATGGACTAGCTGGCGATTTACACCACTTCCCGCATTGCCGAGATGGACTCGCTTGCGATTTACACCCCTTCCCGCATCGACGAGATGGAATAGCTTGCGATTTACACCCCTTCCCGCATTG